AAGTTTAGGTGTTGTTCAAAAAACTGAACTTAATGACTCAGTTTTTGTTCACAGTATTGCGAACAGTGGTCTTCTTAATTTTTCTTTATTATTAAATCCTAACAATACCATAAAATTAAAGAACTTTTACACCATAAATTCTGAAGATAGAATCAACGTAAGACAAGGTGTAAGAGAGATGGATAATGACCCAAGACAATGGGAAAGATCAACAAATTTTTGGTACACACAAAATAATTTTTTATCACAACAGTTAATTGGAACTCACAACATCATAAATTCAAAGTTGAATTGGAATTTGAGTTACAACAATGTTAGAAGAGATATTCCAAACTTAAGAAGAATAGTTTACAGGAAAAACGGAGATGACCCAAATACAATATATGTTGCTGTAATACCAGTTTCTCAAAATAATGCGGGAATAGGAAATAATATGTTTTGGTCTTATTCTTACGAGAATTTATATTCAGGTAAATTAGATTGGTCAAGAAATATAACAATAGGATTATTCGAAAATGAAATGAAACTAGGGGGTGTCTATCAACATAGAAATAAAAATTTTACCTCTCGAAATTTGGCATTTTTCCAATACGATCCTGAAGGTGTTGAGAGATTTGATAACACACTACTTTTATTGGATCCAACTCAAATTTTTTCTCAAGTAAATATGGGGTTATTAGACAATGGGATGGGTGGATTTACAATAACTGAATCGACTAAGGTTGATGATAATTACAAAGCGAATTCATCATTAATATCAGAATTCGCATCAATTGACACAAAGTACAAGTTATTTAGATTTATCTATGGTGTAAGGGTTGAAAATTACAATCAAAACTTTTTCTACACAGAATCTGATTCAAATAAACCAATTCATATCAATAGTAATATAACTGACTTCTTACCTTCATTTAATTTTGTTTATACAATCAACGACAAGACCCAACTCAGGTCGTCCCTATATTCAAGTGTTTCAAGACCTGAATTTAGAGAACTTGCACCCTTCACCTTCTACAACTTTATTCAAGACAATATCATCACAGGAAATCCATATTTGGAGAGAACGAAAATAAATAACCAAGAAGTAAGGTTTGAGTTTTATCCCGATTTAAATGAGATTTTTTCTATTTCAATATTCAACAAAAACCTGACCAATCCAATTGAATTGATTAATAGAACTGGTGTTTCAGGGGCGCCAGAGATTTATTATTCAAATGTTGAAAGTGCGTTTATCAGAGGTATTGAATTTGAAGGTAAAATAAATCTGATTGACAATCTAAATCTTACATCCAATGTTTCATTGGTTCAATCTGAAGTTGATTTGAATGGATTTGAGGGATCTGAAAATGGAAGACCTTTACAGGGTCAATCACCTTATGTTTATAACTTTGGTTTGTTATATAACACACAAAATAATTGGAGTGTTTCCGCAAGTTACAATATAGTTGGTCCGAGAATCTTCATCGTCGGAAATATTCAAGAACCATCGGTTTGGGAAAATGGAAGAAATTTGATTGATCTTCAGGTTTCCAAAAAATTCGGAAATATTGAAATGAAGTTTAATGTTAGAGATTTACTCTCACAAGATTTGGTGATGTTCCAAGACCTTAACGGTAATGAAAAATTGGATGAAGGTGACAACAGATGGCAAGAAACAAGGATGGGATCAAATGTCAATTTTAGTTTGAAATATAATTTCAATTGATGTAATTATTACACATTTTTGTGTATTTATTGACAAATCCCATAACAATGAATTATCGGACCTATGAACTAATTAAGGAAGGAAAAGTTATTAACCAAACAGAGGCTCAATCTGCGGATTCAGCGTTAGATTATTTTAATTTATTCCACGAAGATCTAATGTCTTCACCACACTACCAAATCAAATTTCGTAAATCTTCACAATCAAATCATTTGAACCTTTGATAATTCGGTGATAACTTTCTTTGGGGATGTTCAATACATCCCCTTTTTTCATTTCTGTTGGTAGTTGATCTTCAAATTGAAAATACCATCCGTCAGACTCTAATATCTCCACAATACGGTCGTTTCTATCACGATGCCATACCAGTTCATCACTCTCAACATTTTCGTTGAAAACACGGGTGATTACACGGTCATTTACTTCTTCCTGATAAGGATTTACCACCATGTTCCACCACCACTTAATCCTAAAGACTTAGCGTATCTTGGTAAACGACATGCCCAATAAGACGCAGTTGTTTTGTCTTTGGTTGTATGACATTTGTGTCTTGCAGCAAATGATCTCTTAGCCGCAGGATCTTTTAATTTAACAGCCAAAGATCCACCACCTCCCGCAGCACCAAAGGAAACCTTTTTTACATTACCCGTCTTTGGATCTTTTACATAAACCTTGAACTTTTTTCCACCACTACCCCCTCTCATAGGTTTGTTTAATTGAACCTTTTTTCCCTGATAATCAGCTTCATACAACATCGGAACATCCAAAGGTACCAATTCCCCTTCATAAAGTTCAAACAAACCAATATCAGTATTTTTAATTAACCATCTATCCACTTGATTGGTAAAGTTTTCATAACCTAAACTTCTCGCTTCTCTAAATAAAGAGAAATATTTGTCAGATCCCATCCTAAAAACATTTTCGTGAATTAAAATATTATTATCTATATGATATTTCATTTCTTCACTCAAAACAATCTTATTTTCGTTGAGAGTTTTCCACTCAAAAATTGGCTTTTTATTCATAACTGATTCTTTTTTGTATCCTTTTATTTGAATTCTTGTTGGTTTTTGCCCCTTCCCTGATTGAGGATCTTTCTTTTCTTTTGCTCTTTTTCTTGCACAAGCAGATTTTTTCTCCTCTTCAGTCATTTTGGAAGCCACAGATCTAGCCCTACATACAGGATAACCTTTTGTTTCACCCTCATCTCTTCCACAGGGGGGGTGACCACCACCTTCCTTTTTTTTACATATATTTACCCACGGCCCTTGTGGTTGTTTTGATCCTTTAGATTTTTTCTTTTTACCAAACCAAACCGCTAAATCTTCTTTTAACTGAGACATCTTTTTTATTGATAAATATAACGAAAAATTGTATTTTTTACCTATGGAAAATCAAGAAGAACAAAAACCACTTGGTATTTTATTCAATACTCTGAATTATTACACAGTTGATGATTTGAACAAATTTATAGATAATCTTACAGTAGAACAATCCATGTTCTGTTTGATGTGGTGCTGTGAATACGCACAAGGGAAGGGTATTCTAAGTTTAGAAGAAGCAGAAATTATAAGTAAATCTATAAGAAAAATCAGAAATTCTGAGGAATAAAAAAAGGGAACCGAAGTTCCCTTTTTCTTTGTGTTATGAATTAATTATCTCAATTCTCTAAGGTCAAATGTTCTAACACCATCAACTGTGATTCTACCATAGAATCTGTTGTTCACCATCTTCTTAGCGTATCTAGTCATGATACCCTTGATTGGGGTGAAGTTGAATGGGTTATACATAGTTGGTGTCAACTGAAGTGGTACGTATGGTGCGTAAACGTAACCTGTGTCAAGCAATGACGTTCCCTTGTGACCAATCAAGATTTGGTTTGGTGGGAAGTATGGGTCACGGTAAACCTGGTATCTACCAGATAATGTACCAACTCTTTCAATACCCATGTTGTATTGATCCTGTTCAGGAGCTGCGTTTGAAACGTGGAAGTATTCCAAGTCATCAAAAATAGCTGAGATTTCAGATGAAACAACGATCCAGTTAGCACCACCTCTCAATGTTGATTTGTGGATTTGTGCAGAAAGTTGGTTGATCGCAGTGATCAATGTTTGGTTCCAATCCTTCTGTGTATACTGGGTCAATGGGTTAGATGAAGTACCTCTCTTCCAACCGTTGTAGTCCCATCTTAACTGCCATGCCGCACCTTTTCTCAAATCTCTCAAGATTTCTCTATCGATTTCCGCTGCAACCTGTTCTGACAACAACGCTGTCAATTCAGCTTCAGCATCGATGTTGTGGAATGCCGCAACGTCCTGAGCAAGTTCAGGTGACCATTGAGCTCTTAACTTTCTTTCAGCAACAGAAACTGTAACTGACTCGAGGTCAAATGAAACTTCACCGATTTGATCTTCAAATTCAAGATCTTCGTAGATTCTGTATATACATTTGAATTGTGTTCCTGCTGCTGCGGAACCAGCGAAAGTTGTGGTTAAACCTGAGTACCCATCGAGTGAATTTGCTCCGAATGAACAAGGAACCTGAAGGTCAACTTCCAAGTAAATCTTACCGTCAGCACTACAGATGTCATCATATGCACCACCGTTCGCTGTATTAGTAGCTCCGAAAGTTGTTGAAGTTTGTGAACCGTATTGAACGATACCCTTACCATACTTCTGAGTTACAACTCTAAATAGCAAGTCGCCTGAACCAGCACCTGAGAACGCACCACCTATGGTTGTTACAGCGTTAACTCTGAGGTCAGCCAAGAACGACTCATTATCCACTAAGTTACCGTCAGGACCTAAAAGTTTACCGAAACCACCGTTTGAGAAACCTGAAAGTGCAATGATTACTTTTCTGTATTCACCCGCTCCATAACCCGATGAAACTAACTCACCATTACTCCAAGCCTGTGTACCAACAGCAGTTGATGTAAATGAGGTGTAAGCTCCTTTTGAGTAATCGAACAAACCAGGAGGATCAAGTGTTGCTTCGTTACCTTCGTAGAATCTATCATAAAGGTTTTTACCTGTAGAATATCCCTGATTTGGGTTATCCAATCCTGACTGAACAGCTTGTGGTGAACCAACTGGTGGATAGTGATATCCGCTTGAACCTGTATAACCCTGAATCTTAGGTACAAAGTAGAAAAGCTTACCGATTGGTAAGTTCATTGCTTGAACGGAAACAATATCATTAGCCAAAAGTTTTGAGAAAACTCTTCTAATGATAGGGAATACAACAGTTTCAAATGAACCTGAAGAATCTGTTGAAGCAGCTTCGTTGATTAAGTGTGATGCTTGGTTCTCATAAAGTTGAGCCATGTTTTCTTTTAAGTGTCCACCCAATCCTTCCAAGAAACCAAGTTTGTCCCATTTGTTTATAGTGTCTTCTTTGATAACTTTAAGGTGCTTAAGACCGATGTTACCAACTAAACCACTTTCTAATAATGCTCCCATATTAATTTTTTTTTGTTTAGTTTATTTGTTTATTTTGTTCATTAAATCTTTCATTCTCAAGAACTGAGCGTTCTCGTATGTTTTAGATTCAACTAAGTTTGTTGAACCTTTTTGTGGTGTTTTTTGAACTTTGTTAACCACAGACTCGGTTACAACATTTGTTGAGGAAACCAATTCATTCTTGATTGACTTATAGAGATTTTTTGATTCTTTTAATGTCTCTACGTTGTCAAATCTTTTAAGAATATTGATTTTCTCCTGTTTGGTTGTAGAATGTTCAGTGAACAATCTGGTAGCGTAAGCTAAATTTGAGTTGAAAATCGCAACCTCGTTCAATTTAGTTCTGAAAAGATCAAGAGCCTTTTTATACTCTTCATTCTTTTCTTTGAGTTGACTTAT